ATATTATTATTCTTATATTTATCTTGAATTAACTTCTTATCTGAAGCTTTAATACCAGCATGATAGAACTCTGATTTGTATCCTAAACCTTTAAGGAATCTAGATACTTCTTCACATTTATCTCTAGTTTGACAGTAAATAATACCTTTACTACCTACAGGATATGATTTAATAATACGTACCATTTCCATAGTAGGTGAACGACCATTTAACATAATTATATTTTGATGTATCTCTGGTCTATCGAAAGATAAACTAAATAAGTTATAATCAGACTTAATAGCACAATTAAGAATAATATCATCTATAACACGAGAATCAGCAGTAGCAGTAACAGCCATCATAGTAGCATTAGGAAACAATAAACGTAAGTCTCCTATTCTTGTATAATCAGGTCTAAAGTCACTCCACATAGATGACATATGAGCTTCATCTATTTGTATATAATCTACTCCTACTTCTTGTAAAGCATCTATAAAGTCTGTAAATTTATCACTCAATAGTGTTTCAGGAGCTGCATAAAGTATTTTAATTTCTCTATTCTTAATTTGTTCTAATATCTTTTTCTTAGCTCGTACACCAAGAGTAGAATTAATAGTAACAGCAGATATGTTATGAGATAAACTATCTACTACTTGATCTTCCATTAAAGCAATTAAAGGAGAAATGATAATACTAATATTCTTACCATGTAAAGCAGGAATTTGTATTGTAGCTGTTTTACCAGAACCAGTAGCTAAGAGAGCTATAGTATCATTACCTTTAATAGCAGAATTAATAATATCTTCTTGCATAGGACGAAAAGACTTATAGCCATAGTACTTCTCTAATATTTGAAGTGGTGTACTATTTGATTCATCATACACACTAGGTAAAGGAGGAGTAGTTTGTTTTATTTCTTTCTTCTTAGCTGGTTTTTTAGCTTTAGTAGCTGTTGTTTTTCTAGTTGTTGAAACCATATATTTTTAATCGTATCAAAGGTAATGAATATAAATTATGAATTTAATGAATAAACTACATCATCAACAGGTTGATAAACGTAATTTAAATTGTTTTTAAATTTGATACTTAATGCACCATCTATTACTTCACAAGAATACAAAGATTTACTAAGAGATACAGAAAAGAAATCATACTGATTTAACATATTGTACTGCTCTAATAATAAAGGTTTCATTCTTTCTATATGATGGTCTGTATCTTCTAAAACGGACTTAACAGTATTAAAGAAATCAAATGAATGTAAATATAACCAAACTGCTTTCTCATGACTGTATATTTCAATGCGAACTCTAGTTCCATCAATCTTAATGTATCTAACATTTACTTCATTAGATGTACAATTAAATAAAATAGAACTAACATGTTGTTTATTAAAGTAATCATTACTAACAGAAGAAATAAACTTATAAGTTAAATAAGTTTTATCTAATTCAGAAAAACAAGTAGGATAAACAACTTTATATGCTAATAACTTCTTAGCTAAATTAGAATTAATTTTATTATCTTCTAAAGGAGCTGTTCTACTATGAGCAGACCAAAACTCCATAGAAAATAAAAATAGAATGATTACTACTAATACAACAATAAAGACTGTAAATGTCATTTAAGTTATACAACCATCCAATCATTAGCCAAAGCATCAGTTTGACTACATAACCAAGGAACTAATTTATTATCAGCTGTCTTCATATAGATAGCATCTAACACTTCTAAACCTTCATCACTTTCATTACCTGTACCATAAGTAAGGTTAATAGCAGAACGAATAGAGTCACCTTTAATAATAAGAACAAACATGCCTTTACCATTCCAACCTTGACGTGCAACACGTTGTCCTTCTTGTAACTTAGTTAATGCAACTGAATAATTAAACATTTCCATAGTAAATCCTTCAATAATAATATTTTGTTTATTAGTAGATGTATCAATACGTTTATCAATCATATTATAGATACTACTACTTTGTTTCATCTTGTAGGTTATGTTCATTAACCAAAACCTCTTTTATTTTTTCTCTACGCAATCTAGCATTACCAGGAATATCTAGTTCACGATCAATGAAAAACTGTTTATCTTTCTTTTCTTTAATAATACGGATAACTTCTTTATCTATAATAGCTTCTTCTAAACTAATATTATGTTTATCAGCATAAGCTAAAAGAGCATTACAATTCTTACATACAACTCTAAGATCATCAGCTGTAATATATAAGAGTCTTTGTACAAATCCTTGTACATCTGAAATATCTTGTAACTTACCAGCTGGAATAATATGATCTACTTGTATGTTTTTCATAACATAATCATTACCACATAAAGAACAAGTACAACCCCAAACAGTGTCTTTATTACCTTTAGGGTTTGGATTAGGTATCTGTTTTCTACTTTGTTTTAATACTTGTAACTTAATAGGATTAGTAGACCAAGCTTTACGTAAACAACCTCTTAAATAGTTAAAGAAAGATGCTTTAGTTTTCCAAGGGGTATTGCTACCCCAAGGTTCTTTAGACATCACATGCTCCACTAGAACAGCCTCTATTAGCTTCTTGTTCATTTAAATCTGACTTAGTATTTGTATAATAGAAAGTCTTTAAACCTAACTCAGAACTAACAATAGCTTGATTCAATAAAGAACCAGTAGAGATAGGAATAGGTTTACCTTCTAAATCAAGTTCTTGTGAATAATAGAAATCAGCACTAATAGCTTGATCAGTCCATACTTGAATACATGCATAGAACTTAGCTAACTCTTCAAATGGAATATCATACGCATTCTCATAGTAGTACTTTAACTTCTCATATTCAGGAACAATTTGTACGTTACTAGTTACATTACCAGACTTCTTAACAATAACAGGACGTCTAATAGGATATAAACCATTTGTACTATTTAGAATAATAGAAGAACTTTCACAAGGCATATGAGCAACTAATACACTATGTCTAGGTAAGTTACCTGCTTTAAGTTCAGCACGTACAGCTTTCCAATCATAAGTAAGTTCAAAGTTAGAAGTTAAATAACTAAGAGTTTCAGTAATACCTGTATCAATAGGTAACCAACCATCTTTCCATTTAGTTTTGTACATCCATTCTGTTTCTGTACCTGCTTCTTTAGCAATCTGCATAGAAGCTTTAAGTAACATATAATAGTGTCTTTCAGCTAAATAGAAAGCATATTTCTGACCTTCTAAAGAAGAATAATACAAATGTTTAGAAGCCATTACATAAGCTAAGTTACTCATTCCTACACCTGCACTACGTCTAGCTTTAGCACTATAAGCAACATTAGGGAAAGGAAATTCAGAATTATCAATTACATAATCAATAGTATGTAAAGCAGCTAAACAAGCTTTATAATAGTCTTCTTCTGTCATATCAGGTTGCAAATTAATAGCAGCAATATTACATAAAGCAATTTCATTCTTATACTTAGCATATACAACAGCTTTACCATTATACGTAAATGGTTCTCTATTAATTACTTTCTTATAGTAACTACGAGCTTCTTTAACATCTTTAATAACAGTTTCTTGTGTATCACCTTCTAATAAGAGATACAAATACTCTGAAGATAAAGGATCATATAAATCTAATACAGAATCAAATTCAGCAGTAGGTAAAGTAATCTCAGTACATAAGTTACTACTATAAATAGGTTCTAAGAAAGGAGTATGTGTATTAATATTAGTAAAGTTACCACCATATACTCTTCCAGTCTCATGTGATTGAGAACGCATTAGAATTAATAAAGAACGAGCAGAAATGAAAGATTTAGGAATACTTTCATCATCTTTAACTCTATTATACTCTTCAATAAACTCAGGTAGTTTGTCTCTAGAACAGAACATTAATTCCCATAATTTAGGAGCATAATAGTAACTAACTAACATCCATGATTCATCTTTACTAGCTAGATGTACTAAATAATCATTATATGCAACAGCTTGATCAATATCATCTACTTTCACAGTTTCAACAGTAGCAGGATTTCTAGCTCTAATAATAGTTTCAATCTCTGGATCTAAAGCAGGAGTATAAACAGTTAAAGCACCTCCACGACTATTACCACATACTAAAGTACTATCATTTCTACGTACAACAATAACATTACTAGGTACTTCAACACAGTACACATAATCATCATACTCAACTTTAGTTACAGTAACATCTTTAGTATCAACTGTATTACCATCATAAATGACAAAAGCATACTCAGTTACTTTATATTTCTTACTGGTAAAAGGGATAATACGTTTTAGTAAATCAATAAATTCATTCTCAAAAGATATATGATTTAAAACACTAGCAATAGCTCCATGAATCATTTCAGGTTGAAATTCTATTAACTCTTTAGGATTAGATCTAAGTAACAAATACAATAAATCTTCATTATATTGTGTACTATGTAACTCAGGAGTTAAAGCATGCTCTATATCGTCTAAGATATCTGTATTTTCAAAATCAATAGAATTTACAATATTCTTAATATAATCAATTGAACCATTATAAGTATAACTTCTACCTTTACGACTAAAATCTTCTTTATTAAAGTGATATACAATATTGAAAGCTGTAGTAATACTAAGTTGTTCAATAAGAGGATTATCTAAATCTTCATCATAATCATTCTTAATAGAAGTAAAGAATACAGTATCATCAATAGGAGCAAAACTATCTGCTCTAACTTCTTTTAACTTAACAGTATCTTTATCAGAATAAATCATACGATGATCAGGAGTAACCAATACATCTACAAAATCAGATTTAAATTGATACATATCACCTGTATGTTTGTACTTAATAATACGAGTAGGTAACACATATTCTAACTCTAAATCATCTTTAATCTGAGCAATCTTAGTTGTTTCAGTAACTTCAGAAAAAGGAATAAAACCTTTATCAGTTAATACTTCTGTATCACTAGAGTAACAACCTTGTTTATTAGACTTAACAATACCTTGAGCTGCTTTATAATATGGAATCTTACCTTGATGTTTAATTGTACCTTTCTTAACAGGATCACCTAAACTTCTAACATGCATAGTAAGACCTAAACCAGCACCAGCAACAGTCATATTATCAGAAATATGGTTAGCAGCAGAAATAGATTTTACTGTATCTCCACTCTTATATAAACAACAACTAGTAGCAGTCTTTTTATTTGTACCAATATTAGACAAATTAGGAGAAGGAAGATTTAAGAAGTCTTTATTACAAGAATACAAATAATCTTCAATATACTTCATTCTAGTCTCTTTAGAATGAGTAGCATATACAGCCATAGCTAATCTAGCATACATAAACTGTGGTACTTCATAAATACGATTATCAGTAAGAGAGCGTAATAAATACTTTTCTACTAACTGGTTAATTTGAGAAAAAGAAAGAGCAAAGTCTTTATCATGTTGTAACCAACTATCAATTAAATCAATCTCTTCTTCACTATAGTAATCATGAAAAGGAATATATAATCCTTGATCATACATATCTCTTAAGAACTGTTTTAATGGAGGAGGGTTACCTTTAGTATCTGGAAAAACATCTTTACGAAGTCTAGCAGTAAATAATCTACCTGCAATCTTAACATGATCTTCAGTAGCTTTATCTAAACAAGCATCAATTAAAGCTTTAGTAATATCATGAACAGTACAACCATCATATAACTTATTGATAGCTGATAATGCAATCTCTGACCATGATACTTTTGTTGTATCTGTAGCAAAAGATGCTAACTTATTTAATTTAGTTGGATTGAATGGAACTGTACGTCCACTACGTTTAATAACTTTACGAACTTGATGAATTGAATCTGACATTTCTATCCTTGACTATGTTATTTAGTTTTTTGTTTTAATAGTTTTAAAAATTCTTTACGTTTTAAATTCTGTACTTTCTTTTGCTCTTCATGAGCTAATTTTTTAATAAGACTAGTCTTAGAGATAGTAGGTAAATAGGTATATTCAACATCAGGGAAAGGAATACTATCTACAAGTTCTTTTAGTTCTTCTACAGTATTTATACGTTTATTATAAGGTATTTCAACAACTTTAATTCCATGTTCTTTTAAGTACTCTAATTTACGCTTATCTTGAAGTTTAGATACATTCCAATCTAAAGCAGATTTATGGAAGAAAGAGTTGTATTCATAATGCTGTTTACCATGTATTTCAAATGCAATACCTAAAGAAGGTACAAATATATCAATACGCTGATTTAATTCATGTAGAGGATATTCATATGTAACTTCTAACCCTTTATAAAGTTCACTAACTAAATAGAATATATCTACTTGTTGTTTACTACCTCTTCCATCTATACCTGACATATTACTTCTTACCTTTAATTTGGTCTACAATCATTCTTTCAGCTGTAGTGAGTGAATCAATACCTTGAATCTGATTACGTTTCTCATCAATATGGATACCACTATAATTATAATTATTATCTATCCATTTCATAATAGACTCATACTCTTCATCATCATCAATACGTTTAAAGTTATCACCATTAAACAAACCAGCTGCTCCACCTGAAGCACCTTTATTAATAATTTTATTTAAATAAACTTTAGACTCGTATTCATCAGAGTAATACACATACCAATTATTATCTCTTTCTAACCAAAGAATAAGAAACTGAAGACCATCACCACCTGTAATAGGGATAGCTTTCTTCGTTGCAATAGCAGAATATAATACTTTCATTAGAACATTTCCTTTTCGTTCTTAATTTGATAATAAGTACTCATTCCATGAGGATTAAATACATTTCTATAAGGTAGTGGACTAATATCTTTATACCTATCTATGATGTCTTTTACTTCATCATAAATAAGAACTTCATCTGTAACAAAAGGAATTGTACTATCTAAATCAAACCAATGTAGATTAATATGTACAACAGTTAATCCTAACTTAAGATAATATCCTATAATCTTGTACAAGAACGGAATAGAATACCAATTAGGTTTCTTAGTATTATAAGTAAGAATCAAATGAATACTAATTGTATCTTTCTTTAATATCCTAACAATAGGAACAGAATGACCAAATATAGCTTTATTAGTACTATAAGATCTTAAGTAAACAAATGAATTAGTAATAGTTTTTGTACCACTAGCTCTAACAATATCTAAAAATTTAATAATTATATCACTAGCTTTATTCCATACTTGATACACATTAGATAATCTTTCTTCTGTAGCTAACTTCTTCTTAAAATAGAAAGCAACTAATTGATCAGTAAAATACTTCTCAATCTCTGTAGGTTCATAATATTCACCACTTAAACACTTAACAATAAGTAAATAAGTAATAAAATTAATAAAGTAAGATTCATAATATGTATAAAGAAATGGATTATTTACTTCAAACCAATGTAAGGAAAGATTTAATTCTTTAGTATAATAAAACCATCTCTGAGCATTATTAAGAAGAGCAGTATCATACAGAGCTATAGCAAAGTCATTAGCTCCATACTTAAACTTCTCTTCATTTCTTAAATCATATTTCCTTACATCAGCAGCAAATTCCTTAAGTGATATAGCTTGAGGAATAGGAACAGCCATTATTAACTTACATAATTACTAAAGTCATTAGGATCTTTACGTTCATAATGTACTAAATCAGTAACTAAGATACTATATAAACTAGCAACATTACATGGTAGCTTATTCTTATCGTCTGCATACTGAATAGAATAACGTAACACACCTTTACTACCATTACCAATCAATGTACTAGTAATATCTTGTACTGTACCATTAACAGATAAATAAGCATGTGGACGTAAATAATCAGGCATTGGTGTACCATCTTTCTTAAATGCTTTTTGTTTAAGCTTCAATACATATTGTTTCTTTTGATCTGGATAAGGAGGATCAATTTTATATTTCTCTTTAAACTGAGCAGTTGGAATAGGATTAGAACGTTTCTTAGGGAATAGTTCTACAAAAGAATCATATTGCTCTTCAGATACAACAATATCAGTAGAGTAAACAGGTGATTCATCTGGACCTTTAAATTTATCTTTGTATGGTTCAGCAATACGTGTATAGCAAAATGTTACATTAGTGATATCAACATAACGTGGTTTATCAGACATAATTTTTCCTTGAATTAAGTGCTTTGTCGATGTTCTAAATCTTCAGCAAGAACAGGAAGTATTAAATTATTGTACTTCACTAAATAACATTTATTCTTACTTAAACGAAGATTAAATACATCTAAAAAATTGTTTCTATCATTAAATAATTTATCATTAAAATGAATTGATATACTAGTAGCTATAGATTGCAAATACAATCCAAGTACTATAGGGTCTGGTAATACATCCATATCATCCAGACACCTTTGTGTTTTTGTTAACTCTTTCTCATAAGTATCAATTAATACACTAAGAGAAACAGAATCACAATTAAGAATAGATGAAACAATAGTATCTTTATTTAATCTACTCTTTTCATTAGCTAAAGACTTACCAATAGATCTAGCTCTATTACTATCAGTAGTAGTATCAATGATTAATTCATTATCATACTTAATACTATATAATATCTCTTTACCTAAACGTAAATCTTTAGCTTCTAATATATTATTTGTACTAAATTCAATAAAACTACTACTATCACTACAAATA